TGGGTATTCAGCTTCAAATTCGTCTTCTTCACCGGCACCTTTTTTCTTGAACTTGTGCATAGCGGTGTTGACTTTTTCTTCATCATCCATCATGTCTTCGTCATCTTCCATGTCATCCTCTTCGGACTCCATGTCTTCTTCCATGCCTTCTTCCATGTCTTCTTCCATGTCCATGGCTTTCATTGGCTTCTTCTTTGGCATCATGCCGTACATCTTTTGCATGTCCTCTTCGGTCATGTCTTCATCGGCAACATCAAGGTCTGTTGCTGGTACCATCTTCATCTCTACTGGCATTGCACCGCATTTACCACACACCTTTGCGCCTGGTGTAAAACCGCATGCAGAAGCTTCAAGCCCCTTGGCGCACTTGAGCACAGCTCCTTCGCTGTCAATACTCACTGTTGCCTTGTCGTCGTAAGCCATAAAATAGAGCTCCTTGCGCCTAATGGTATGCAGAAGGCTAAACAGCCAACTGTTTATTAAATTATTTGTTTGTAAAAGTATAACCTACCACAGCGCCGCTATGGGAAGTATTAATAAAACGCTTTTCTAATTATCTGTTAACGTCTGCTTTTCGAGTTGTCGTGAAGTCGGAGAAGACTTGTCCACTGAGTTGCAGACAGGAACCCTTGTGCCTTGAATTGCGAAACAAGGCTTTGAGCAAAATTGCTCCATGTGGCATTTTCTGCCCAGCCCATTATTTCATTTTGCATTCTTGGGGTTATGTTCTCGGGTGCTCCGTTGTTCTTGCGTCCGGATGCGAGCTTTTCAACTGCTTCCTGTCCCGTGTTGGATATTCTGCGAGCAGCTCTTCTTCCGCTGCTCAACGAACCACCACCCTTGATTGACTCAACAGTCTCGCTCAGTTTGTATTTTTTGTTGAGCCTGTCAACTATTACCTGGACTTCGTCGTCGGTGTAGCGAAGTGCTTTCCCAGTATTTTTACTGAATTTTCCTTCTCTTCCTTCTTCGAAAGCTTGGAGTCTTCTTAGAACCTTGGCCGCTCCAATCACTTCGTCCAATTCTTTATATCTGGCTTTAGTTCCACTCTTTTCGATGGCATCTTTAACGTTCTTCCAAAGGTCAAACTGCCTGATTGAGTTGTCAAACTTGACTCCCTCTTCGCCAAATACATCTCCAGCGCTTGGGATTATGCCTCTGTCGACAAGTTGCTCAATAATGGATGTCGGAACTCCTTCTTTTTTCCACTTTTTAAGCTGTATTGCAGTTGGCTTAATCTCTTCACCGTCAACTTCAAACGTAATTGCTTCCACTAGGTCGTCGTCAGACTCAACTCCGAATGATTCTGCAAGGGCAGAAACAGGGAAGGCGCTCTTTGAAACTTCTCTAGCAACGAACTCCTCGGGCAGCTCAAAGTCGATTGGTGCATAGAGGGGGTACATCGCTATACCCTCTTCTTTGTAGTCCTCGTATTCTGCTCTGCTTAGCTGATTGCCTCTACGCTTGTCATACCAATAAGGAGCTGCATCGAAACCCCAAATTGCCTCAAGAGTCTCATACGACCTGCCTGGGTCTCTGCCGTTGAAGAATGCCCTGTCAATAAGTTCGTAAGCATCTATTTCAGAAATACCCGCCCCATCTTGGAACATCTTTTCAAGTTCTATCTCGCTTACGCCAAGGAATTTTGCACTCTGCTCCTTGCTTAGGGGGTTCCCGTCTTCGTCTCTAAGAATTTGTTCGAGTTTTTTAGCGTCAAGCATCCACTTGCCGTCCGGGGACCTGTCGTTGTTCCCTGACATTTTGCCAAATTTGATTTTGACTTTATCCTCAAGGTATCTTCCGACATTGTTTCTGGCCTCGCTGTCAGGGAACCTAAGTCTTCCGGAGCTAAGTCGGTCAGTGCCAAATTCATCCTTGCTTGGCCCTGGTCTTCTCTTGCTTGGAATCGTTGCCGCTCTTTGTCTTACCCCATCGGCGAATGCCTGTCTATCAGCATCGGCCATTGGGCGACGCTTTGAGCCCTGTGTCCGCTTTCTCTTGCCAGAACTAAACTCTGCTGCATCACCTTCGACCATATCGAAGTTTGAAAGATTGCTGGATGAGAAAACGTCTTCTGGAGTTCCAGTGATATCGTCCCTGTCTGGTTTGACTCCGTTATCTTCGAATTGCGTCTGAATGTTAAACAAGTCGCTCAGCTCGTCTTCAAGGCCATTTAAGTTCTTGACGTACAAATCTTCAAGCTTTGATGCAAACTCTTGTGGGGTTAAATCTCCACTGTCCGCAGAATCAATAAGTTCTTTTATTTCAGCAATTTGCTCTTCGTGTGTAACTCTCGAGAACCTGTCCTCTGTGTCATCGATTTCCTCAAGTGCTTCGATAATTGAGTCTGCGTCAGATTTGATTAGGTCAATAGCTCTTTCGTCATCCCCGTCAGCCATATCTATATTTCTCTCCATGGCTGATTCAAAATCAACTGGGCCAGGAATATTCCTTGCCCCCATGCGAGTTGTGGTTCTGAAAGCATCTTCTAGTCCAGAAATGCTGTCCTTCATGTCATCAATCTCATCATTGAGCTCAGAGAACTGTTCCTCTCTGCGACGTAGTTCGTCGTGAATTCTGTCTACAGCATCGTCGATGTTCATCAACAAATCCAGCTCATCTTCTGCTACTGGCGCATATTTATCAACTTCGAAAATATATGAACCGGCAGGCATTCTCTTGCCATCAAGCAAGGAACGGAGCAAATCATTTCTCAGAGCGACAAGTCGGTCGAGAGATTGAACTGCTTCGGCGTGGTCTTCAAGAGGGATTGTAACGCGGAACTCACCCTTTTTCTCTGTTCCAAGCCTCCCGTTAAAAGCATCTTGCACAACCATGCTTTCGTATCTGGCGTCGTCTTCAATCTCTGCACGGACTTCATCAAGCGGTCTCACTCTTCCAGAACTCAATCTACCTGAAGTAATATTTCTTGTTCTTTGCGCCCTGGTACCAGGGGTTCCACGAGGAACACCGGGCTGCGTTGGGTTGTATGGCGCATCCACTCCGTCGACTAGTCCTTCAATCTTGTGCAGGCTGTAGCTTCTGTACTGACCTTGGTCGTCATCGAGTCCTATCACATATATTCCGCCACCTTTTTTCGCCATCATTCCAGTTGGGTAAATGGTTCTTGGCTTGCCGCCGTATGTGAATGAAACGCTTTCACCGTTCCTGCGTATCGAGTCAAAATCGTACTTATCAGCAGGCACAGGGGCCAATCGTGAAGCGATGTATCTTGAGTTTGAACCAGCTTCATCTGTTCTCTTAAGAGCATTTGATACTGTGCCAATTTCTTCTACTGGAGTTTCGTCGTATCTTGAGCGAACGCCAGATGAAAGCCTGCCATCTTCTCTTGCAAGCTCCATCCGAATATCGCTGGCCTCATCTGCCCAGTCTTCTGCGCTCCATTCAAGACGTGATTCATCAATATCCGCAATCATCCGCGTATATTGCTGCCTGTCGTAACGTTCGTTCACAATCCTTATGGAATCTTGATACTCTGCGTCTCTGCGGGCTGTTTCTTCGTCAAGCATGCTTGATATTTTTTCAAAATCTGTTTCTTCTTTGAATTTTTTAGCCCATGCTTTACGGGTGTCTTCGTAATCGCTAATCCACCTAGCCACATCTTCAGGACTGTCGTATTCATCGCTGACGACTCCAGCCCAATCACGGTCGGAGTCCTCGTTGAATTCAAGTCGCAGCAGTGATGCACTCCAAAGGCCGTCTTCGTCCTCGGTGATGTCCCATTCATTGTCTGAAGCCCTTGATTCTCCAAAATCTGCACGGCCAACAAAGTAGTGCCTGTCGTCAATGCGACCACCTCTTGCCATATCAAATCTGGTTAAGAGTTCATCTCCGAATGCGCCCATTTCGTCAGCAAGGGTTCTTATTGTTCCTTCTGGATTCCTCACGTATTTTTGACGTTTGCCAGAAGAAAGCGAAGGACCAATGTCTCCATAACCTCCGTCGTTATTTCCTGGGAGAACTCCTGATTCTGCAACTTTCTTGCCGAGCTTTGCGCTCATTGATGGCGACTTTGATATTGCATAATCATGTGCTTTTTGAGCTTCGCCAAAAGCCTTCTTCATTGCATCAGGGTCAGACTTGAGTTTCTTCAACCAGCTAGCAAGATACTGTGCATGGTCCTCTCTGGGCTCTGGAGCCAGACCATGTGCCGCCATAAAGAATGCAGAAGCTATTTCTGCAACAAGTTCTTCCTGTGCATACTCAGGGCTTCCAAACTCTCCAAGATGGTCTCTGTTAAGACGCGATGGATGTCCTGTCCAGTGCATTAACTCGTGAGCAAATACTGCGTAATAACCTTCTCTACTCTTGAACGAAGAGAATGGTGGAAGATGTATCTCATCAGTTGATGGTCTATAGAACGCTCTGTCTCCACCGGTATTAACAACTGCACCAATTTCTGATAGTGCTTGTTCAAGTTCTGCTACGCGCTCTTCTTCTGGGAGTTCTGGGACTCTAAACTTCTCCTTATCGATTCCATCAATTTGGTCGATGTTGAAAACATGTCCAGTCTTAAAGAACACTCCTCCGGACCCGCGGATTTCGTTTCCGTCTGCATCTTTCTTTTTCGGAATTATTGTAGGAATCAATATCAAGGTGCCTTTTTCGCCCTTGCGTACTGTTCCGCCTTCTTTCTTCCACTGGTTAAATCCAGCCCATAGAGGCATGTCGTAGCCCATTGCGTCTTGCTTGAACATCAGCATTACGCTGTTGACTCCGCTGTAAGGACGACCGTTATTGGTTACGTTCTTTGGAAGCGATGTCTTGTGCCAAGGGAACTCCCACTTGCCATCACCAGATTCTTGAATCTTTTCTATCTGCTCTATGAGATTTGATTGAACACTTCTATAAACCTCGTCCAGTTTTCCTGATGAAAGTCTTTGACCAACCTCAAGGTCATCAAGAGGGCTTACGTAGGCCTTGCTTCCTGAGGAGAATTTTCCATCAGTATTACCATCGAGCCAACGCTTTGCTTCTCTATCCATGGCACGCATGAACTGCATGTGCTTTTGCTCTCGAGCTCTGACATCTTCTCGACTTAATCCAAGCGCCCTTGCTGTGTCTGCAAGAGATTCTCCGCCCATACGACGAAGATAAATTGATTCATTAAAAGCAGCATCTGCTGCTGCTTCGTCGGCTATGCGGTTCATCTCTTCGCGATAGGTTTCAATGTCGTCAAAGTCTGGTCGCTGCAGTGTTCCGCGTTCTCTGGCCATATGGCGCATCTCTGCTTGTCGGACTTCTTCTCGCTTCATCCCAAGTGCTTTTGCGGTTTCTGCAAGAGTTTCTCCAGCCATGCGGCGTTCGAAAACTTCTCTGTCCGAGATTCGAGATTCTTGGTCATCGCTTCTTCTTCCAGAAGAAAGGTTTCTATCCTGGCGGTTGTCGTACAACCTTTCTAGGTAGTCCTGATACATCGCCTTTGCAGCTCTGGTGAAGGTGTCGTTATAGCTGTCGCCAGGCTCCCTGTACTCAGCCAAATATTCCTCTTGCTTTGGTGAATCACTGCTGTATAGCCAGTGGTCAAGAATTCTTTCTACTTCATCTTCACTCGAGCCATCCGAGGAGAGGTCGTAGCGCATATCCTGCAACATGTCGTTCCACTCTTGGTCGTCCCTGTCCAGCTCGAGCATCAATTCATAGTCTGGATTGAGTTCTGGCATTGCACGGAATGCAACATCAAAGTCGTTAGGGTCAGTGTCTTTGACTATTGCATCAACTGCATCCCAGTCTCCATCTCTTACTGCACGACCGAATGATTCAAAGTATGAATCTTCAGTGGCCATTCTGTTGAATGGTCCTTCAAGGTCATATTCTCTCACAAATGCATCTAACTCTTCATCGCTTGGTCGTCGTTGACCAGTAATTAGTTCGAAAAGTTCAAGTCCGCTAACAGTGTTTTCATTGGCGTACTTTGTTATTTCGTTTTTGACTTCAGCTTTTTCGTTTTCTGTGAGTTCTGACGATGAACGCATTCCAGAGGAAAGACGTGGAGTTAGCCCACTGTCGCTAAGTTTTTGCTTAAATGCTTCTTGGTGCTCTGCGCTTCCGTATTCAGCTCCGGCTGGTTTGTAGTTCTCCGCTACGTATTGCAGCTTGTCAATTGGAGCCGCTTCTTCGTGGATGCTCTCGAAGTACTCTTGGTCTGATGCATCACTGCGTCGTTCTGGTTTGGCGTAGTCAATTAGCTCTTGTTCGGTTGTTGGACCATAAACTGATTCATATTTTTCTTCGTCGGTTCCATCTGCGTCTACAAATTCATTAAACACCCAATCGTCCCAGGACTCATCTTCTGGAAGCATGTCTTCAAGAATGTCGATAAATGCCGCATTTCTTTTGAACATTTCTCTTTCGCGGTCATCCATCGGCACAGGTCGGTTGCTGTCCGTTCGTCCAGACGAAAGGCCTGACAATGAAACTTCAGCATCACTGTCGTATTTCTCAATCCAGCCAAGTGAGCCGAGGTCTAACTCTTCTTCGGCTCGAGTTACAGCGACATAAGACAGCCTAAGTTCCTGCTCGTCAGGGAATACAACGTTGCCCAAATCGTCTTTTTTCGGTCCTCTAAAGTCAGACCAAATCAACACCCTTGGCGACTCTAGGCCCTTGGATGTATGTGCAGTCTGTATGTGCACATATTCATCTCTGTTTTTAGGCAATTTAGCCTTATCCGTAATAACCCTATCCAAGGCGTCGCGGAGTTCCTCGAACGAATACTTGTCAAGTATTTTCCCAAGCATGTTCAGTCGATTGTTGTCTTTTTTCTCAATCGCCTTATTGAATTCATCTAGGGTTGTTATGCCATCAAGGTCTTGGCTTTCCTTAGGCTTGCCAAAATTTTGCTTGCCATCAACGTCTGTGAAGTAACCCGTGCCAGTTGCTGAAGTTGTCATGTACTCAATGTTGTCAATGAACGCGCTAAGGTCGTCTTTGAAGTTTTTACTGCCATAGACAGTTCTACCTTTTTCAAAGCTATCCAGCGTTGCTGCTATTCCTCCGCCGTTAGACCTTGTCAAAATCATTGTTGGGTTACTGATTGGGCCAATTCTTCCATCTACAGGCCGTCCGGACTTGTCTGTTTTTCTACCGTTCATTCGCTCGGTTCTTCCGAGCAAATTCAAGAACCTATTTCCCCTATCGGCTATTTCTTTTCCAAATCTGAAGGAGTCGGTAATTGGCATGTCGTATTTTGCATAGGCATCAGCAAGGGTTTTCCCGTCAGCTCCACGCCACGCGTTAATAGCCTGGTTCGTATCTCCGATGTAAATTCGCTGAATACCATTTGAGTTACGCAATATCCCGGCAAAAACAGGATTCATATCCTGGGCCTCGTCGACCATTGCCACGTTTACTCCCTCGGAGTCACCAATGTCAGGATTTGTTAAAGCCCACATCTTTGTTACATGCATGTTCGTCATCGGAAGCATGCCCTTGCCCGGGTCACTACCCTTTGGAGCAACTCGCGGAGTATTCATGTCTTCCCACATCTTTTTAGCAAACGGGAGAAGTTCTGCAATAATTTCAGGATTTTCTACGGCCATTTTGCCGTTGTACTTTCCTGTGAAGTGCTGTGGGCCAATTTCTGTATCACCACTAACCGCAAAAGCGTCTACAGCCTTTGCGACTCTCTTGTACACGTCTACTGCTGTTAATTCTTTACCTTCGTCAACAGTGCCTCTTGTCCCCAGGTATGTTGCCCTGTCTGCAAATGTCTTTATTGGCTTTATGTATGCACTGTCTTTAGAAAAACTTTTTGATGTCATTGCAGGGTTGATGGTGCGCATTGCATTGTATGAAACACCGTCCATCGTCATCACCTTGACATTGTCTGGCATTCCTCTCTTGCCAGCATCGTCTTTTGCATTTGCGTTGAAAACCAAATACAGAGCTCTAGCTGAAGGTTCTGTGTCTTTGAGCCGCTCAGCAAAATTTATTACCGTAGTTGTTTTGCCTGTTGCCGCAAGAGCTGATATTTTCACATCATCTCCAGTCATCATTGCGTCTATCGCATTCGACTGTTCTGGTGTTGGCTTTCTGCCACCAGGTGCATTTGGATAGTCGTATTCAGGCACATCTGCCAGGTCTATGATTTTTCGTTTTTCGCCAGAAAAAGGAGCACTTGGTGATTTTGATGATGCAGTTTTTGGAGCGCCATCTGAAATCGAGGCACCAAACATTCTGTCCAGTACCGACCATTGTTTTTCAGAAAGCTTTCCATTCTTGCGATACTGACGAGCAACACTTGCAGCAAAAGTCTCTGTTCCGTCAGGTTTCTGTGCAGGTGCAGCTTCTGCGGCTTGTATCAATTTTTTTTGCCTATCCGGCTTAGGAGTTGCACCAGAAGAGAGGCGTGATGAATCAGGGCGAGACTCTTCAAAGCCACTCATGTTTTCAATTATCTTGTCGTAATCTTTCTCCACCCACCTCTTGGCAGCAGAGGTGCTACTGAAGGTTCTATCGATATCTTCATCGATAGCGTCCTGTCCGCCATTTCTGTAGATATCCGAAAAGCGGGTTACTGAATACTTTCCATTGCCCTCACTGTTGATTCGGTACATGCCATCAATATCTGGCGCGTCCATCTCGAGTCCATCTTCAGTTTCGGTCCATTCAGCCATGCCCGAAGACAGTCTCTCACCATCGCCTACATCGCCACCCATGCCGATTGGGTTTGTTGCATTGCGTCCAGCAGCCCTGTCTCTTGCTCGTTGGGCTGCAAGTTCACGTCCGTATTCAGCATCATCTGGCGATGTTCCAAGTCGACCACCTGAAGACAGGCGTGATGAATCCATTATGTCTTGAAGTTCATTGTCGATGTCTTTGAATTTTTTATTTCTTTGTGAATATGTCGCCCATGCTTCATCGAGTATCTCCAAAAACTCTTCTGCTTTCGGCATGTACTCAGAACCCATTTCGTCCTGAAGGAATTCTTTTCTCTCGCTGTCGCTTAGGCCTCTCCAGTTTTCAACGAGTGCATCTGCATACTTTCGAGCAACATAAGAAGGTTCGCGTTCATCGTTGCGATTACCCATTTGCTCATCTACCAGACGTGCAAATTTTCCTTCACCAGGAACCTTTTTCCCAGAAACAATGTCTCTTCTCGCTGCTTTTCCAGAAGACAGTTTGCCTTCTGCGTTAAGCTTGCGAAGTTCCTGAAGGTCTGGCTCTTTTGCTGTCTCGGCACCAGCCTTTTTCTTTTTCTTCTTCTTCAGTTTATCTACATCCAAAAGACCAATGTCATTCAGGTATTCGTTGAGGGTGGCGATGTCTTCTTTTGCCCAGTCTTGAGTGTCTGGATACTTAGACTTGACGTCTGCTCTTAGTGCCGATTCGATTCCGTCCCAGTTGTCTGAGTCATCTCTGCTGTGAGCATCGAGATATGCGCTAACTGATTTTGCGTAGCTTGAATACCAGTTGCTGTAGTCCTGCGAAGCCTTTTGCTTCTCGTTGAATTTTTCAGGACGCTTTCTTACTGAGTCACCTTCCCACATAACGCGTGCTTGGTTGACTCCGATTTCGCGACCACGAAGATAGTCGGAACTTAAATTGTTGTCTGCGTTGTAGCGCGGAACTTCTTCCCAACCAAGACCTTGGTCTTCCCATGCTTTAGCAATTGCTTCATGGTCTGCGCGCTTCTGGTTCTCTTCAGCATTTGGAAACTGCTTTTCCATGTCCTCGGAACGGTCGGCGTGTCGACGAAGATTTCTTTTCCCACTAGAGAGTTTTTCCTTGCCGTCTGGCTTTGCTGCATCAGCAAGCTGACGCTTAGAAGGCTTTGGGTTGTTGATTGAGCCAGGACCACTAGGCGTTGGGTCTGGTTGTTCCCATCCTGGGATGTTGTCAAATAGTGTTCCGTCTAGGTTGCTGTCGCGGCGTGTTCTTGGGTCAAGGTCGCCACTAGGAACGCCAAGGCCTCGCCCACCCCGGAGTGTTCGGCCTAAAAAATTACCACCGCCACCCGCACCGCGAAGGCTTCTGCCGAGTCTTCGAGCAGCAGCTTTTGTCGCGGTCTCAAGAGCATCTTTTGCCTCTTGGTCAAGTTGTGATGCAATTACAACACCATACTCGTTTACGTATGTATCAATTCTGTGGTATTCAAGAACAGGGTCAATCATGCTCTTGAATTCAAATGCGTTAGCTGGGTCAACTGGCAAAACATACGATGCATCTTGAGCCAAGAATGGGTCAAGACCTTTTTCCATCAGTTCCTGTTCTTCGACGCCCCACTCTTCGAGCGTCTTGTATGAGCGGCGCTTCTTGCGACGCTTCTTCACCGTGTTGCGCAAGACTCCAAGAATAAACTCGCCAGGATATTTTGCTTCAATATCTTCAACCATCTTGATTTCTTCGTCATCAAGAATGTCGTTGTATTCTTTCTTACCAAATCCAACAACAACACCATCTGGGATAATTGCGAATCGGCACTTGCCTTCGTCTTCAACTTTTAGGTCAAGAATCTTGCACTTGCCTTCGCCCTGATAAAGAACGCAATTGGAGCACTTGACTCCGATGTCCTTAACTTTATTTTCAGCTGGTGGATAGTAGCCAGCCCAAATTCCATCACCGTCTTCGTCGAACTTGCCATACTTACCGGCAATGCGAACAAGTGATTCAGCCAATTCTCTTTCTTCTGCAACAAGTTCTGGCTTTTTGTTCTTGTCCATTCCTTCGTATTCAATCTGTGGGAGTGGAACCATGACCATTCCGCCGTTACCTGGCTTTACAGCAACAGGCATTGGCATAGCAGGGTTTGTCGTTGCTGGCTTCTGTGTAGCGGTTGGCTTGGCGGAGATTCCAGGAACCGGCGAAGGACCTGATTGCATCTGTGGTTTTGGTTGGTCTGCATGAATTAATTCTGGCTTGCCAAACATGTATTCACTGCCGGTGAAGTGGTAACCGATTCTAAACTTACCTTTGCCAGGCTTAACAAAAACAACCGAGTTTTCAGTTGCTTCAACAACCATTACTGGCCCTCCAGCGCGGCGTGAAAGTTCTGCCACAACAGAGGCAAGCTGCGAGCCACTTATTCTTTGAGCCATGCCTTCTTCAAAAATATTTTCTCTTGAAGGAGCATTTGAGCCTGGGCTGCCAACAACGATTGGCATCATGCCGTGCATTTTTTCTTCGTCGCTCTTTACAGAGATTGTTCCAGTCAATTGGTTTGCACCGTGGAGAACAGGGGATACCTCGTAAAGCTCAACTTCATAAAGAACGTTTGCTTGCAGGTTCTCGTCGTACTGCGCTCTGAGAGTCTTGTAGCCAATCGACCACTCTTGCTCTTCGCCAAAGAAGGCTACGTTTGCGAACGCTTCTTTGCCCTTTTCTGACTGCAGGTTGAATTGCACTTTTGCGTACAAGCCACCAATTCCAGCCATCTTCATTTTCATTGGGAGGCGTGGGTCAGAAGCAGGAACCTCATATATTTCAAGGACTTTCCCAATTGGGTCATTCCAGTTGTGACCCCAAACAACTCTTGGCTTACGACGCAAAAGACTCTTTGCAAATGCACCAGTGGCGCAAATGTCACCAACTGAGTCTTTGTTGCCTATTCCGGAAACAAAGCACTCAACAATGCCTTCTAGTTCATCTAGTTTGATGAGTCCATTCGAGGCCTTGTACTGGATGTTTCCGAAGTTAGAATTTGGCATAGCGCTCCTTGGTTCTAAACGATATTAGAACAACAATTAGCACGCTCACAGCAAGTATTGATGCAAAATCAAATAGTTTCAGTAAACGATTTGGAAATCTGTTGTTTTACTGAAAGTGTCTAGACGTACTGACCAAACTTCCATGCTCGTCGCGATTCGTCCTCGGCAATTTCAAATCTTTGTTTAGCCATAAGGTTCGCATACATGCTCACAAGAGCGCCGCGGAAAGATGCTGCTCTTTCTTCTTCGCCCAAAACGGCCAGAGAATTGAACATCATTGAAGATACTTGATTGAAGTTGTCAAGATTCATGCTCTTTATGCGTGACATCTGGGAATCAATCTGGGCATTGAGGTCTGATTGGTTTATGGTCTTTTCGGACTTCTGTCCATATCCGTCGTTGTACATATTAAACGAGTCTTGAATGATTGCAGAAATGACAGGTCTAATGTCTTCGTCCATCTGCTTATCCCAAACTTCTGGGGAAAGAATTGAGTCTATTTCTAGAGTCCCAGCAAACAGTGACTTCTTAGCCTTTGCGCCACTTGACTTCTCAAGGACGACTCTTTGCTGTCTCTCCAAAACTCTTTCGATACTCCTGTTGAGTATTTCGTTCCATCTTGTCAAGGCTTCTGCGCTCTTGATTTGAATCTCGTCATCAAGCGACTTGTACATCATCTGCCCTGTCGCCGCAGATGCTGCCCCACTTGGAACAGGTTCAGCGGTTGTGGCAACGGCGGCAAGTGCTTCTGGTGGAATTGTGCTTTGAGCCAACTGGTCTGGAGCTGGAGCGGCTGGCGCTTCAACTTGTGCCAATGCCCCTTGCATTGTGTTTGGGTCAAGTGGTGGTTGTCCTTCCGCTCCAGGCATTGGAGCTTCCGGCATTGGTGCACCAGGCATCGGTGCGCCTGGCATTGGTGCCCCAGGAGCACCACCCATCTCCGCAGATGGAGCGGTCTCCATCTTTTTCTTGGTGTTTGCGATTGGTATTAAGTTCGGGTTCATCAGCAATGAGTCAGCAAGGTCGGCTTCAACTTCTTTTCTTCCCGAACCAATTCTGTACTCGTTATTGCTGATAAGACCAGTTTGGAATTCTTGCATCAAGTATCTTTCACGCTCCTGCTTGTAGAGCTGAAGAATTGGGACTTCGCTTGTGTCAAAGTCAATGTAGTACTCATCGTCAAGTTCGTCCAAAGAGCGTGCTAGCGGCTCGAGATGCGGAAGCATTGTTTCCATCCAGAACACGCGTATTTCTTCACTCGCATTGCTAAATGTTCTTCCAGCGGCATTTCCAATTACTGACTCAGGAACACCAAATGACGCAAGGATTTCTTCCTTTGTAATCTGTCGCATTTGAGAATACGCAACGTCTCTTGGTGAAGCAGATGTATCCACGTAGTCAACACCATCGTCAGCAGAAATAACAGTTGTATGTCCTGCTCTTCCGATGTTCCCACGGAATCTACTCTTCAGTTCTTCTTTGTCGTCGTCTTCAATCTCGCCACGTAGAACAAGAAGACCACCAGGCCTTCCATCATTGAGTAGATAGTTTCTGTTGTAGAGCTTTGCTAGGTTTTCAATTTCAATTGCAACACCAGCTGACTCAAGAGGAGTGAGTGACAAATATGGGTCAAGTGGGTGAGGCCTTCTAATCCAGCAAACATCCTCTGGTTTCATTATTACTTTTTGACCATATGGCATTTGCACTTCATACCCAGAAACAAACTTCTTCGCATCTGGAATCGGCGCAGTTGATTGAGGCGGCAAAAGGTTGAGACCAATTATTCTTCCGTCTCTACCGCGAACTTTTTCAATGAATACACCGCGTGTACCAAGCAAGAGCTGAGCAGACATTCTGTATCGGAAAATAAAAGAGTTTTCACCGACGTTTGATTTAGTATTTAGAACTTCAAGCAAGGAGTTATTTTTTGCTCTATTCCCAACAAGAATTTCTCCGTCTGGAGAGTTGTCTTTGCGAAGAATAATTGGAAGTCGCGCTTGGTTTCCAGCGATTGCGTCGATACATCTAGCGACCCAAGTGACTTTCTGCATTCCTTCGCGGTATGCACGCTCAACATCCCATGAGTCTCTATAGGGTCTTCCTGCGTAGCTAGGGTTCTGGGCTATGGGCGCACCAGGTCCAAGTTCCTTGGATT